GATGCACGTTTATAGCTGCGCACACTGTGGCGAAATCCTCGGCCCGGTTCCGCAGGAGCCGGAGCCGGTGTGCCCATGCCACCCGGACGGCGTATTGCAAGAGTACGACGATGGCGCTGCGCAGCCTGAGTGACATCAATGCCGCCTTCGACGCGGGCCGCTTCCACGTTCAACGATTCACCAAGAACGCGGGTACGGCACACGCGAAGATATGGGCCGACCCGACCTTCGCTTCCGGCCAGCCGGCCTATGATGCACACGTCGGATCGCCGGCCACCTTCACCCCGGCCATCGCGCAAAGGAACGACGCCATCTGGTTTCCCGGCATCGCCGCGGGCGAGGACCGCGTGCTGGTCGAGGCGCAGATATGGAGCAGCCAGGCCACGTTCAACGGCCCGATCAGCGTCGTCCTGTTCGACCTGGTCGGCTACTACCCGCTGATCGACGGCGATTCAACCGATACGCAGGCCTTCGACAACAGCGAAACCCTGCCGCGCTACGCCAGCGGCGAAGGCGTGTTCCCGGTCATGGTGTCGCACGTCGCGCCGGCCCTGCAAAACGGCGTGGCGATCATCAATTACACCGACAGCACAGGCGTCGCGCAAAGCTGCACGGTCGATGTGCCGAACAACGGCCAGAACCTCGTCTGCTCGGGCAGCAAGGCCGCCGCCGGCGCAACGTCCTGCACCTTGAGCCTGGCGCTGAACGGCGGCATCCGCGGCGTCAGCCGCATTGATTCACTGACCTACACCACGCCGCCGGGCGGCCTGCACGCCATCTACATGGTGCGCGTCCTCGGCTCAATGCAGCTCGGCGACAACCTGGTCTGCGGAGAGAAGAACTTCGTCACCGGCAAGGCCTTCAACCCGCCGCGCATTCCCGACGGCGCGTGGCTCGGCTGGTTCGACATGCTGGCCACCGGAACGACCGCGCGCACCGTGGCGTGGTTCGGGAACTTCACATTTGCCTGGGGATAAACATGGCCATCCAATCCATCGACAACCTGATTACCGCGCTGTCTGCCGGCCAGACCACGCGCTACGACTTCAACAAGATCACCGGCGCCTCGGCCTATACCCTCGGCCGCTGGTATGACATGAGTTCGCTCGGCGGCCTGCCGATTGCAAACGCCTGGGCCGGGACCGCGCTGGCATGGACGACCTGCACAGAATCCGCCGGCAACGGCACGCAGATTTTCGGGATGCCGCACGGCGGCAACGTCAGCACCAGCAAAAAGCACCTGCTCAACATGAACGCCTGGGCGACCGCGGCCACCGGGGTCCCCGGCACCCTGATGCTGGTCGACCTGCAAGGCTACTGGCCCGGCATCAGCAATAACACCACCTCGGCGCAAACCCTGACCGGCACGCCGACGCTGCGCTACACCAACGGCGCCGGGTGCCGGCTTTTCCAGGTGCAGACCGCCGTGGCCGGCGCCACGGCGCAAAACATCGCCCTGTCCTATACCGACCAGTCGGGCAACACCGGAAATGCGCTGCCCGTCACGGTGGCGATGACCGCCTCGGCCATCGTCGGGCACATTTCGCACTCCGGCGTGGCCGCCAACAACTACGGCCCCTTCCTGCCGCTGGCCTCGGGCGATTCCGGCGTGCAAAACGTCGCCACCGTGACCATGAGCGCGGCCAACACCGGCACCTTCGCGCTCTGCCTGGCGCGGCCGCTGGCCACGATCACCCTGTCGGTCGCCGGCCTGATGACCGAAAAAGACCTGCTCAACCAGATTCCGAGCCTGCCGGAAATCAAGGACGGCGCCTGCCTCGTCTGGCTCTACGGCGCCGGTGCGGCAACAGCGGCAAGCACCACCTTTGCCGGCGGCATCGAGGTCGTCTGGGGCTGACATGGCGCTCTGGCCGAACGCCCGCTACATGACCCGAAGCACCGCAAAGGGCTTCGGGCGGGATGTCGGGCTGTCGATGCTCAACAAGAACCTGGGCGACCGAATGAACCGTTTTATGAACGAGTCATTTGCCCGGACCGCCGCAACGCCGGCCGGCTACGACGTGATGGCCTTCGTGCCGGCGATCCGGGCCGGCGGCATGGCGGCACTGCGCGTCATCGTCGCCACCGGCGGCACGGCCAACGTCCTCGCCGGCGGGCCGATGGAAGGCACCGGCGCTGTCACATTCAGCCAGTCGGGCGGACTGTCGCTGACCGTCGCCCTGCAAGGCTCGGACGCCGTCGCCACGCTGACCGGCGAAAACATGGTCCTGCGGCTCACCGTGGGGCTGGACGGTAGCGGGGTGTTCGCTCTCACCGGCACCAACAACCTCGCCCTGATCGTGCCCTTCCAGGGCGCCGGCGGCGTGCTGACGATGGGCGCCGGCGCCACCGACCTGCGCGGCCTGCTCGCGCTGGCCGGCGAATGGACGCCCTTCGCCGAGCTGTCGCCGGAAGGCCTGGCAAACGCCGTCTGGAACGGCCTGGCGACACAATACAACGAAGCCGGCACGATGGGCGCCAAGCTGAACACCGCATCGAGCGGCGGCGTCGACCTCAACGCGCTGGCCGCCGCCGTGCATGGCTACACCGTCGAATCCGGCCTGACGTTCGAGGAAGTCACCCGCATCATTGCCGCCGCGCTCGCCGGCACTACCGAAAAGGCCGGCAGCACGATCACATTCAAGGGGCTCGACGGCACCACCGACCGCATCGTCGGCAGCTTCGACGCCGAGAACAACCGCACCGGGGCGGTCCTCGATGGCAGCTAACGAGGGCTGGTTCGCGCAGTGGTTCGCCGGCGGCTGGTTCCCGGCCGTGTGGTTCGCGCCGGCCGACGAATCCCACCTGCTGCCCGAGGAAATCCGCACCGGCGGCCGCCGCCGCCCGCGCATCCTGCACCTGGCGCCGGTCGCCCAGCCGGTATTCGACGCGCGGCGCAATCCGGTCGACGAAGAAGCCGCGATGCTGCTCTGCGGCGCGCTCTAATTTTCCCCCTGAACATTAGAGTCGACCGCCGCGAAACTGCGGGACATGGAGAAAATGCCCATGTCCGCCGAAACCCGCAAAGGTCCGCCAAAGCGCGGCCTGACCCTCGAACGGTCATTTCTATTCGAGCGCGAGAAGATCGACGAGGAAACCCGCACCGTCGAACTGGCTTTCAGTTCGGAAGCGCCCTACGAGCGCTGGTGGGGGATCGAAATCCTCGACCACTCCAAATCTGCCGTCGACCTTACCCGTCTCAAGTCCGGCGGCCCCCTGCTTTGTGACCATGATTCCCGCGACCAGATCGGGGTAATCGAATCAGTCCGCATCGACGCCGACCGGGTAGGTCGCGCCGTCGTCCGCTTCGGGAGAAGCGCGCGTGCCGAGGAGATTTTCCGCGACGTGATCGATGGCATCCGTCAGAACGTCTCGGTCGGCTATGCCATCGACGACCTCGTCCTCGAAGCCAAAAGCGGAGATGACGAAACCTACCGCGTCACCCGCTGGACCCCCTATGAAGTATCCCTCGTCAGCGTGCCGGCCGACTTCACCGTCGGCGTCGGCCGCGCTGCCGATCCTGTTCAGGAGATCAAGATGTCCGTTATCGAAACCCCGGCCGCCCCGGTCGATGTCGCCAAGATCCAGGCCGAAGCCCGCACCGCCGAGCAGAAGCGCGCCGCCGAAATCATCGCCATCGGCGAACAGTTCGCCTTGCAAGGCATGGCCGCCGAAGCCCTCCGCGCCGGCGAGCCGGTCGACGCCTTCCGCTCCAAGGTCATGGAAAAGCTGGCCTCGCGCCCGCTGCCGAACCCGACTGCCGAAGTCGGCCTGTCCGGCGGCGAAAAGCAGCGCTACTCGGTGCTGCGCGCCCTGCGCGCCCTGGTCGACAAGGACTGGACGAACGCCGGTTTCGAGCGCGAATGCCACCAGGCCATCCTCAAGCGCGCCGGCATCGCTGAAGCCCCGAACAATGGCTTCTACGTGCCGTATGAAATCCAGCAGCGCGACATGACGGCCACCACCGGCAACGCCGGCGGTTACGTCGTCGCCACCGACAACCTGGCCGGATCGTTCATCGACCTGCTGCGCAACCGCGCCGTCGTCGCCCAGCTCGGCGCCACGATGATGACCGGCCTCGTCGGCAACGTGACGATCCCGAA